AATAATGACTCCCATTCATATGTGCTAGTAAAGCCTTAGCATAATTATATGCTTCCCCACCTGAACCATCTTGGTTTGGCAGGTCTCCACCATCGCCGTATTCTTTAACCCATTCTAACAGGGATCGCAAGTTGTAATCTTCATCTGTCATATCATCCTTATTCATTTTAAAGCCTCCCATCCATATACGCCGTTAAGATTGTTAGATAAAAAAAGCCTAGTGTGGCCAGTATAAATAGGTGAAACAGTGACTCTTTCATTTTAAACCATCCATTTTATCGATAATAATAGCAAGATTAACTATATACTCCCTAGCTTCGCTATCTTCGTCGAAGTATGGCGTAGACGCGCAGCAAAAGTTAACCTTATCAATGCCGCCGGATTCTAGCTGGTGGCTTAAATCTTGATGATAATTTTTTAAATAATAATTTATGTGCTCTAATGTTGTTTCCATTATTTGCCCTCTCGCATGTTGTATTGAATATAAAGCGCATCTTCGTCTATAACAGGCGCGCAAGGTTTAGGTTTAACAGTGGCCGACGCTATAGACTTGGCTATAGTTGAGCCGTATTTGTCGTTATATTTCTGACTAGCCTTTCTAATTCGCCAATTACTCATGGTCTCTATTTCTATTCTCCAGTTCGGTTAAGGGATATATATAATCGTTAAATAAAAGTTACTGTGATTTGGTGCGCCGCAATCGACTATGGAGCACAGCTCGTAGAGTCATAATCTTCATTCTAATCACTCCTGCATATTCCAATCTCCATCTAGCAAGAACCTCACTTTCTGGCGGGTAAGAATCTCCTTTAGCGGAGTGGTAACCATTGCAAAGAGGGCATTGATCTAGCGCTGGAGCGTCTGAATTGCATAAAGGACACGCGTTGAAAAAGATTCTAACTCGACCCCTGAAAAGGCTAAGCTTGGCCCTAATAAAACTCTTGTAATAACTCAAGTAAAAAATCATTTTTGTTACCTATATATAATCGTTAGCTATGATTGGGTTATTGATCTAACTTCAAGGCACGGCATAAATGACAAATCTATAAAGCACTCACCAAATCCAACAGTTAATGTATGTGCTACTCGCCCATGATTCTTCTTCGTTGATCCGCTCAATATTTTGATTGCGAACTCACGCTGCACGTCATTGACGTATTGATTGATGCGTTTAGGCTTGTATATCGCCTCACAGCAGCGTCAGGTACGATGATTTTGTTCATATCTTAGCGCTTACCCAATTACCGCGAGACAATTTAACCGCTACTATCTTGCATATATAGCCGCAATTGTAGCGAATAGACACCCGTTTATAACCGTTGCGCGTTGCGTACTGCTTAGCCCCTAGCAGGCTGTTTGATACGTCCGTATGCGAGCCGTTACCGTCTGTTACTCCGTAAATGTGCATCATTTGCCCCCTGTTTCATCGGTAAAAAAGTAATAGCCCGCGCTATAATCTCGATAAATTCGAACCCCGTGGATTGTACCCACATGGACGTAATACTTTATGTACTGTTCCCGTGTTCCCATCTCATTCCAGGCTATGCCGCGCACGTATTCCTTTGCATCATTATCGTTATTAAAATTGCCGTCTAAAATTGCGTCATAAACTAGCATATTAAACCCCCTGATTAATGCTTAAAATAATATCTTTGTGGCTAATGTCTTGATCCTGCATATGCTCAACAACAAGCGCTAGATCGGTGATTAAAGCGTATAAATCGTCTTTTTTTAGCATTTTCATTAATAAATTATGCCTATCCACATAGGTTACATGCCCTTTATCATCATGCGGTAATAAATCATCTAGCAATTCGCCCAGTATATCAACTTGCGCGCCTATAGCTTTGCGCTCACTTGCAAAATAGCAGCCCCTACTTGTCTTATAAATTTCAACTGTATTCATTATTCGCCCCCCGTATAATATGCACGCTTAGTGCCGTACTGTTTAGCAATAACAGGTAATAAATCAATAACAAATGATTTGGCGTAATCATCAAAATCTGCATTAGTTGGTCGGCTTATAATTTCGCACAATGTAAAGCCCTCAAAATCAACTATATGATATAAATGCGTATTCATTACAAAACCCCTATAAGTAAATAAACAAAAAGTAAGGCGCTATCAGTACAGCAGCGCCTAGTAACCCCGCGCCAGTATCAAAGATAAACATATCAAAGCGAGACATTGAACGCTTGCTAGTCGCGCACTTGCTTGGTTGTCGCGTGCTTTTGTAGCCGTATTTGTAGTCCTGCATGGTTAATTAATCCCTAGCTCGTTTAAGCGGTCGCTTATATCTTGATACATGGCAAAGTACGTAATGATAGGCTTCAAAGCGTCCAAGCCTTGGTCCGCCACTATCGCGCCTATTGATTCGTTATCGTATACATCCTTGAATGCTTCGGCGTTTTCGCTGAACCGCTCGACTAGCTCGTTTGAATAGGTATAAATAACCCACTGGTGGCCGTCTACTGTCTCATGCAAAAGGTGGTCGTGTATTGCTTCAACCGCCACATCATGGTCGTTATCATTTTGTTCTAGCGCTTCGCTGTAAAGGTTATGAGCTAAATGGTTTATTTCGCGGTGGTATTCGATTGAAGTAAATTCTAAGTCTGACATTATTTAACCCCCTTTTTGCGTGGTTTAATTTTTAAAACGTCCTTTTTAGGGACTTCGTAGTAATTCCCGCCTTTATAGTAAATGTGAGGCACTGGCGCGCCGCCTAAACTTTGACCCCGTGGCATAACTCCCGCCTCTCTCAACAAATGTTTCAAAATATAATCTTCTTTAGAGTAACCGTAACCATGCGAGCGCATAAAAACAGGTTCATCTGAATATTTAATTAAAACGCCGTAAACTTGGAATCCCTCTCCGCCTCTGTTTTTTGACCAATACAAGTCAATGCGACAATGCCCTTTTAAGGATATGCAGCTAAACGGCGTGCTTTCACATTTATTTTCAATTGTTCTATAGTCCATTTTTAAACCCTTTATTTATAAAAATTTAGAATGATGGTTTTTTCGCCCGTTATAACTTCAAAGCGGTTTAATTTAGTATAGCTTATAAAAGCTAGCTTACAAGTTAAAATCATTTAATAGTTCGTCAGCTTGCTCGATTTTGGATAGATAGCCGCTAGGAATAGAGAAAAGTTTGTCAGCTTTTGAGCTAGTCGAAAACATATAGCGCCCGTTTGCTTTTGTGGATATAGCTACGCCGTCAATAGCGCGAACTATTGCAACCACTTCGCCGCTAGTGTGGGTCAGTTCGATGCGGTTCTTGTATCGCTTAAACGTGCCGTTAGCAGTGCCGTTAGCATTAAATAGCGTATCGACTAAAGCCTTTTCGTTTTTAGCGTATGTTTGCCCGTAAAGTCTGATACAGTTTACGCCCAGAATCAATTTGATTGTGTTCATTGTTTAACCCTCTTTTGGTTGTTGGTAAATAACTACAATTGCAAGCACTCCTCAAGTGCCTACTATGTGGTTACTTTGCTAAGTCGTATAAGTCGCCGCGTTCTATGTCATGCCATATTTCATCGTATAAGTCTTGTAGGTGATCATCTAATGAGAAAACTTCGGCGTCAATATCAATTGCCGATTTGGCTATATAAGGATGGTTTTCCTCTTTTTTGCTCACGGCTTCCCGTTGGGCTATTAGCTGATTACCTCTTACGCTGATTTCGCAAATTATATAGTCAGTGTTGCCAGCTGTATCGATAACTTCTATTTCAAATAAAGGCATTGCATGTAAGTCGTTTAATTGTTGCTGTAATGTATTCATTGTTTAACCCTTTTTTAATTGTTTAAAATAACTACTATAAAAGCGACTATTGAAGCCACTTCTAACTAGCTACTAATAAAGTCTAATCCAGCAATTGACCCCATTCTTTTCTAATAATATTAGCGCATCCCTAGCGCGTGATTGCGTATTAATTGCTAGCTCGCCACAAGTAAACGGTAATCTCTCAATTACTCGCCCAAAATAAGTGTACAATTCGTATCCGTTCATTGTTTAACCCTCTACTGTTAGATTGAAAAATTGCTCAATTAATTGCGGCGACATTGCTACAACGTACAATTTGTTATTTTTATAAACGTCATAAGCTATAAAGCCGCTATATGTTCTATATTTTAGACTTCGCTTTTTAACTGTATACATTGTTTAACCCTCTTTTAATGTAATAAACCCAGTGATCTCGCAAAAGTCACAATCGAATTCAAAGTGTTCAATTGTAGCTAGTGCACGCGTCAAGCTTGTGGTGCCGTTCTCATACTGTCTTATCGCATCTAAACATAATTCCCATTCGCTGAACTCTGGTGTATTCATTGCTTAACCCTCTTTTGGTTGTTTAAAATAACTACTATAAAAGCGGCTTTTTAAACCACTTCTAACTAGCTACTAAGTATTAAGTCGCATATTAAGCGGGTTATGTCCGCGCGCTCTCAGTTCCATACAGCAATAATGATATTCATCCAAGTACTGCCCCGCTTTGGGATTCCAACCATCTCCCACTTTAAACGCTGTGTAGGCATCTTCACGGATATATAAAAGTGATTCTAAACTAACTTTTTTTAGCTTTTTGATTGTGTCGTTATGCCAATTAATCATTGCTTAAGCCCTCCACACTTGTACTGCGCCGTCAATCTTTTCCATTCTATAATCGTCGGCATCAATACCTTGTGCTTCCATGTAATCAGCCAAGGCTTTTAACTTTAATCGATTCATAAAGGTTAACACCTCATCATTGTCTAGCATTCGCATTAAATTCTTCATACTGCCACCTGCTTTGCTTGGTTGTGTGTATCTGTATCAATGAAACATTCAGACATAGGGTGCTTTGCAAGGTGCTTTAGTAAGCGTTGCGCGTTCTTCTGCGTTGGCTCTGCTTTGAACTTGTTTAATAGTTTAATCATTTTGTTTGCCTCTCAATGTCGCGCATCATTGCCCGATCCATAAAATAATTATACAGAATGCAAGCTAGCTTACAAGTATTATTTGATTACATGACAGATTTGTAATGTTTGGTAAACCTTGGAGGTATGCGGTATAGATTGTATTAAGTGACTGATTGATGCGGTATTCTTTTTAGTTATAAAAGGTTTGGTTGTTATGCAATGATGGTTTAGAATATCCCTATCGACACACACACCTCCACACTTCAAACCATTCGCCCACCTAAATGCAAATGATAATGATTCGCATTCTCAAATGTTAATGAGACTCGTTAACATCTAAATAGGTTGTTTTATGACCACCCCCACCCCCAACTTTGCAGGGCTAGATGTGGCGAGACATCCACCCCATACACCGGAGCTATTTTTGGAACCTGATCAGTTAAAAAGCCAGCAATATCATATAGTTGTATGCGAATTTAGGTCTTAGTAGTACCAGATTTGGGACTAGGTATGTAGAAACTTATAGGTAAGTAGCTGATTTAGAAGGGAATAGACGTAACTAGGTGCAAAAGTGCAAGGTAGTATTAGGTTCTGAAGGATAAAAGAACCCCAGTAAAGACCTATAACAGATCTAAACTTGGTTCCTTTTACCCTTAGTCGCATTTAGGACTTCGGATAGTCTGCAATTAACGCTTTATGCAAACTCGACTGCCTTCTACTAGCGTGTAGTCCACCCCCTGTTCAGTCTTTAGAACTCAGATGCGCCGTGGGGTATCTTTTTGCGCTTTAAGTCTTGTGCGGTGAGGGAGGCTTTCGCCGGACATATCCTTCAAGACCGAGATCACTATGTATGCTATTGCATATAAAGATATATTACTCTATATAAACTTTACTAAATGATCACGATAAGTATACATTAACCTTTAGTAACCTGCATCTAAATCGCAACCTTTTTAGCGTATTTCTTTGCTATTTTGCATCTTTTTTGCTAGATATTTTACAGCTCCGATTTTAGCCCCTATACTACGGTGGTCGGCTACCCCTCTCTCAGGCCGACTGCTTCTCTCTAGCGTTCGCTAGGGGGAGGCATTAAAAACAACGGCGCGCTGCTCGCATTCGCTCGCAGATAGGAATTTATGCTACAAGCTCTAATTGGCCCAGTATCTTCTCTCTTGGAGAAGTTTATACCAGACAAAGATCTTCGCAGTAAGCTATCGCATGAGATCGCTACTATGGCGGAGAAAAACGCGCATGAGCAGATTAAAGCGCAGCTAGACATTAACAAGACAGAAGCACAACACAATTCATTATTTGTTAGCGGCTGGCGACCTGCTGTAGGCTGGACCTGCTGTTTAGGTATGGCGGCTAACTTCTTAATCATTCCAATGACTAACTTTGCTTTAGCGTTGGCCTCATCTAACATATCAATCCCATTAATAGATTTAGAAACTATGCTGCCAGTCTTGCTAGGAATGCTTGGACTTGGTGGTATGCGTAGCTATGAGAAATCTAAGGGCGTATCAAGGAAGTAATATGAGTCTGGACACCAAATTCACACCGGCGAACGTAATAACAATATTTTTAACAATAGCTTTCGCATTAATGGCGTGGCAGGATGTGAAGGGTCAGGTTGAGGTTAACTCCCTATCCATAGATGAGGGTCAGATTGTAGCAGAAGAAATGAGGGATGATGTACACACACTAAAAGTAGATGTGGCTCTATTGAAGCAAGACTCAATCAATGCAGCGGCATCAAGAGAAGAAATTAAAGCTAACCAAGCCGAAATACTTAAACTATTAAGAAGCAAATAAGGAAAACTTATGTCAACAGAATATATAGCAGCATCATCAGGGGCCGGACGAGTAGTAGGCGCAGACTTTCCATTAACAGCAGGATCTTCTCGTTTGTTTTACTGCAAGCCAGCATTAGGCTCTAACGAGTCTTTAACTTTAGAGATAAAAAATGCTGCTGGCACTTACACTAAAGTAGGAACTCTGGCAAGCTCTGGCAACCAATCAGGTACAGTTACAGCAACTGGAGCCGGCTCCAGTGTATTCAGAGTAATAAGATCAGCTACTAGCGTAGCAAAACCTGTATACTTTGATTAAGGAGTAGTTATGACGCAACCTACAGTAATAACGGCAAACTCAATATCATACGAGCCGACAGCTAACAGCGGAACCACTAGAACATTCTCCAATGTTTCTATTCCTGCTAATTGCAATACATTTATGGTTTTAATTGTTTTATCTGGGGCTGAATCATCAGCGAACTGGACTGATGTAACATTTAACGGCGTAGGTGCTGTGAAGTTGCATCAAATTGACGTTTCAGCAAGTTCAACAATCAGGGCAACTATAGCCGCAGTTTTTGACACTTCAAATATTGGAGCGGTTACTGGAGATATTATTGGAACGCTAGATACTTCTGTGACATTTAGAGGTATGCTTGGTGTAGTATGCACTACTGGTTTTCTTGAAAACTTTTCAGCAAGCCAGGATAGATCAGCAAATATTGGGCGCACTACCGTTTGGTCTCCAAACTATGATAATAATATACAGGTGTTAATGGGCGGGCAGGATAGGGACGCAGATCTATTTAGTGTAAGTGAAGGCGTTGAGCTATATGCAGATGACCCAGCTGGGTTTGCTGATCCTGTTGCATGGGCGGCTTACCAAACAACAAATCAAGCAAATAATCAAAAATCAATTAGATACTATGCTGCTAGTGAAGAAATTGCAGAAATGTGTTATTTAATTTCAAGTCAAAGAAATCCTTACGGAGCACTTGCTACACAAACAGGCCCAGTAATTAAACATAACGTGATCACTTAATGATTAAAAAGCAAAAGAAAAGAAAGCTAACCAAGCAGCAGGACAAGTTCATTGACCTTATGGCTCGCGGCTATCACGAAGGGCGAGATCCAACAAAGATGACTGTAATGGATGCTTTCCGTCTTGCGGGGTATGCACCGGACAACGGTAACGCCTATCGCCTGTACAAAGACCTAAAAGATATAATCAAAGAGAGAAGAGATGACTTGGTTGAAGAAAACCAGGTTGCCTCTTTAGCGACTAAGATTATAGAAGATATTATGGTTGATCCAGATAATCGACCAGAGATCCGTTTAAAAGCGGCTCAAGATATTCTGCACAGAACAGGCCATGATAAGCCTAAAGAACTAAATGTTACACAAACCGTATCAGACCTTTCTGATGCAGAACTTGATGAACAACTATCGGAACTGATTGAATCATCTGCTAATGTCAAACAACTTAAACAAGGCTGAGAAAGAGAAGCTCCTTCGATTAATGAAGGAGAAAGAAGAGAGGATTCTATTTAATCAAATAGGACAATGGACTCCCTATGGCTGGCAGGAACTACTGTCTAATGCCACAGAGGAGAACAATCAGTGTTTGGCAATGGCGGGCAACAGGGTCGGTAAGACTTATACCGGAGCTAGAATTACCGCTTGTCACTTGACGGGTAAGTACCCAGACTGGTGGAAAGGTAAACGATTTACCAAGCCTATCAACGCATGGGCAGCGGGTGCTAGTACAGTAACCACACGGGACATCTTGCAAAGAGAATTGCTAGGTGATCCTGTGAATCTATTAATGCGTGGCTCTGGGGCAATACCTAGAGACTGCGTAGTTGACGTGGTTAGAAAGCCACAGATACCTAATGCAGTAGAGAGTATTGTAGTTAAGTTCCACAATGCCTTTGGCGTGCATATAGGTGAGTCAGTAATCTCGTTTAAGTCATACGAGATGGGTGAAGAGAAGTTCATGGGTTCTTCGCTTGACTGGATCTGGCTAGATGAGCAGCCAGCACAGAACATCTATACTCAGTGTTTGACAAGAACACTTGATAAGCGTGGGTTCGTTATGATGACGTTCACACCTGAAAGCGGTATGACTCCTGTTATTCAGCAGTTTATGAATGACAAGAAAAAAGGTCAATTCTTAGTTCAAGCAGGTTGGGATGAAGCTCCTCACTTAGATGAAGATGCAAAAGAGCAGATCCTAGCTCAGTACCTCCCTAATGAGCGGGAGATGAGAACCAAAGGCCAGCCGGTATTTGGTAGAGGTATGGTATTTCCTTACGCTCTCGATAAACTTGTGGTTGAAGATTTTACAATACCTGCTCACTGGAATAGAATCTGTGGAATCGATTTTGGGTTTGATCACCCTACAGCTATTGTTTGGGGCGCAATAAACCCAGAGAATGGCTGCTTTTACATTACAGACGAGTACAGAGAATCTCGTCAGACAGCAACGCAACACGCTATAGCGATTAGAGCTAGATCAGTTCAGCCACCTATAGCTTGGCCGCACGATGGCAATAGAACATTTGACGGTGGTAATTCAATGGCGGTGCAGTACAGACAGGAAGGTGTAAACTTCTTGCCTGAGCACTTTACCAACCCACCAGACTTGTCGCAAACTAAAGGCGACATAAAGATAGCTCCAGGCATTACAGCTATTTCTCAAGCGATGGAGAAAGGGTTATTTAAAGTATTTCAAAGTTGCCAGTATTGGCAACAAGAGTATGGCTCATATCACTTTGGCGAGAGCGGCAAGATTGTTGATAAAGCAGACGATTTAATGTCAGCGACTCGATACGCATTTCAAAGTCAAAGATGGTCAGCTCCAAGTAAAGATAAATCAAAAAGACAGCGTCCTTGGGAGTCCAAGGAATCTAACAGCAATTACAACTGGGTCACATAATGATCACAAACAAAGATTTACTGAGTACTATTAATTCATATGAAGATAATGTTTCTGATCACATGGATAGCGATGCAGCGCAGACTCGTGCTGATTTACTTGATTACTATCTTGGTGAGTCTTACGGAAACGAAAGGGATGGCTACTCAAGCATTGTTACACGAGAAGTTTACCAGACCGTTGAGAATATTAAAGCAGATATAGCGGAGTTATTTGTAGCTGATGATGAGACTGTACGATTTGAACCAGAAGGTCAAGAGGATGTTGAAGCAGCACAGCAAGCTACTGACTACATTCGCTATGTATTTTATCGCCAAAACGATGGCTTCAGCAATATCATGGATAGTCTTATCGATGGTTTACTACAGCGTCAAGGTGTTATTAAGCGCTGGCGAGCTATGGAAGACTCTAC